TGGCAGCGCCATTGCTCCGGCGTCTGGCTGGCCGGATCGCGCCGCAGGGTAACGCTGTGTGTGGCATCGAGCGCCACGATCATGCCGATCTCAGTGGCGATCAGAACGCGCCCCGAGAAATTGCGCGCGCCGGTAACTGTCACCTGCACGCCTGTTGTGATGGCCTGCATCAGTACTCCTCCGCGAGCATGATGGTGAGTACGCGGGTTGTCTGGGCGGGATCTTCGGGGTGTTCGCTGCCGTACTCCAGCTTGGCGTCGTAGTAATCGATCTTCCAGTAGACCTTCGAGCCCGCATGTTCAAACGAGCCGAAGTCCCGCTCCCCATGCGGATTGTTGCCCTCATTGAAATCGTTGTATAGCTCCACCTTCTCGCGGATGCGCGACTGGTCGGCCGGCGGAAGTGCCGAGATACCCTCCGTCTGATGGAGCCTGCTTGCCACGCCCATGGCCGTACGCGCCAGATCATTCAATTCGGCGATTCTCTGCACCGGACTTGTGAAGCGGGTCATGCCTCACCCCGCTTTTGCTCAGCCGTCCGTAGGCTGCGCATCATGCGGGCCTCCAGGGCGGCGGCGCGCACTTCCTCGGTAACTTGCAACGCGGGCTTTTGCTTCTCAATCGGGTAACGCAAAATGTGATTGCTGCTGCTGTGATTGCTCATACTCGAACATATTGGCATAAGTAAGCGCAGGACTTCTGGTGCGCACTTACTAAGTACGAAGCAACTTAGACTTTGATGCGGACCTGGCGCGGCGGCGCGCTCTCGCCCTTGCTGCCGCGCACTACCGACGGCATCCAGAATTTCCCATGGTGCTTGCCGAAGAGGCCGCGCCCCTGCGTATAGTCGGCGAAATGGCCCCGGCAGATGTGCATCGCCTTCGCCACGCCCACGCGGTCGCTCTGGCCCTCGCCGCGCAGGATCTTTTTGAGCGGCTCGATCACGAGCGTCTTGTAATTGCACGGCCTCACACCGTGGCGGCTCTGGTGCTTCTTCGCCAGCGGCGGCGGTACGCGATTCTCCACCACGGTCACATTTTTGCAATGCAGGAAACTGATCGTGAGGAACGCGGGATAGAGCCACACCATCAGGCTTTTCATGACGTCGGTGTCGCTCTCCCTGGCGAGCGACTGCATCCAGGGCCGGTCGACAATAATCCCCTCGGCATCGACGCACAGGAACATCGAGCCGTGCGGCCCATCCGCCGCGATACCGCGTCTGCCGTAATCGATGTATAGCTCGCACCACAGAAGCCACCGCACATTGTCTGGGATGCCTTCGCCCACGGCGTCCTCGCGGGGAATGCCGTGGATGAGTATCCCCACGCGGCCATGGGGGAGCACGTTCGATAAATCAGAGTCGCCGCACTCTTTGCTGTGGATCTTGCGCGGCGTCCGGCATTCGCACCAGAAGGCCGGATAAGGCGGCGCGAGATTGGGGAAGTCCTTTCGCAGATCCCAGTGCTCCTGCTCGGCGGCGTAGTAGTAGTCGGCTACATTGTCGATCAGTAACACCGGCAGCGCCGGGTCCATCAGAAGCTCGTGCAGCCGATTGGCGAGGTCGGCCCACTCATTGCGCTTGGACACAAAGAACGGCATATTCAGCCGGGCTTCGGGTGCGCGCAAGTCATCGATTAATCGCGGCATTGAACCTCCGAATTTTTTCCTGCCACTCCTTCACGACCTCCGCGTGCTGCGCCTCGGCTTCGATCCACGTCGAGCAGCGGCGCTGGTAGCCCTCGCTCTCGCCATCGGTGAAAATCATTGTCTCGAAAAGCAGCGGCGGGCCATCGCGCCATTGGTGATCGAGCCCCAGGAAGACGGTGGAAACCACGCTCGCCCCCACCTCCGTCTGAAACACGATGCGATCCCCGGCCTCGAAGAATTCCGCCCATTTCAAGGTGTCGGGCTCCGGCACGGGCGTCTGGCCGATCAGGATGTAGTGCCGATTTCTCACGCCCAGACGTACTCCAGATGCCCCAGCACGCTACCCCAGGGACCGAAGATCGGAAGCCGCCGCCGACAGCTTGGACGGTGCCGGAACCAATTCCCGGGCGGATCGTCGCCGCCGCGCTCTCTCTCGCAGATCACGCAAACCAATGTCTCGCCCGGCTCCCAGGTCATAAAGTCGCGCACGGCGTCTTCATGGCTGAGATATCACCAGCCATGCTCCCAGGTGAGCGATTGCTGAGAGTGGCTGAGCGTCAGGAGGGTATTCCATCCGCGCTTCTGGATGCGCAGCACGCGGCCACCGGAAAGCATCTTGTACATGCCGTTCTCGTCGTAGCCGAATGGCATCACTCACCCTCCGACAGATCGCGGCATTTGGTGCACAGGATGACCCCTTGGGCGTGCTCCAGATTGCCGAAGGCTTGCACACTATGTCCGCAGGAGAGCGTCAGGTTGTGCCCCACACGGGTATTGGGTATCCGCTCTGTGCGCACGATCGCCATGTGAAAGCGCGTGGTGCGCGGCCCTTCATCGGGCTCCAGGTAGGAGCCGCCGTTATCCAGTGCGATTTTCATTTCGCAAACCCCCGCTGCGGCGCAAGCGCCTCGGTCGAATCGTAGACGCGCCGCGGTTCGTTGATGCCCACCTTGATGCGCTTCAGGCCGGGGAAGCACCAGAGCGAGTAGTAGTTGCTCGGGTCCATCAAGCGCGATTCCGCCGGGTACAATTCAAAGGCCTCGCACTCCTCGCCGGCCATCTGGTTCTTGATGCCCTGGAAGTCGCGCCAATCGTGCCGGGAGGTTCCGTCAAGGCTATTGATGCCGATTTGGATCATGCCGCCGCGCGTGCCGAAGACCGGATCATCATCCCAGCGGCGCACCGTTACCTGATACACATCGGAGGTCCAAATCTCCGGCCTTTCCTTGTCGTTTCGAGCCCCCTCCACGATCTGCATGAGCGTGCGGTGCCCGGCGCTGGGCGGCTCGGCGGCGCACTCCGGGTGGGCCGCGCGCCAATCTTCAATCAGCTTTTTGCGCTCCTCCAAGATCTCGTGCGAGGTGTAATCGAGACGGCGGCGCTTGATCTCCAGCAGCAGAGCGTTCAGGTCTTCCATCTATTCCTTCACCTCCGGCAACTGCCAGTCCGCGCCAAAGATGCCGCGCAGGATCGGCATGGCGCGATGGACGGGGATCTGCTTTCCGTGCCGCCAGAATTCGTAGGCCAGGACCGGGCGCGCCGGGCGGATGTACGGCACCAGCAGGCCGCGCTCCTGCGCTTCCACGGCTTCCGCGCCCACGGCGACGAACAAATCAGGCCGCTCGGAGATTATCGTCTCATCGAGCACGATGCGGGCTTCCGGCGGCAGCTTCGCCGGATTCGCGACATCGATGCGCCCGAGATAGACCGGCGCGGCCAGATAGGGGCAGGTAGCGAGAGCGAACGTCACGCACTCATGGTGCCCCGGCAGATCGAGATACCAGCCGTCAGGATGGAAAGCCGAGAGCGGCCCGCCGACGAACCAGAGCCAGCGGCCCAGGCGGTCGCCACAGAGCGGGCAAAGGTGCTGTCGAATTGCCTTCCATGCTTTCCGGTCATCATTCACGGTAAAAAACGGCGTCCCATCTTCGGCGCACAACACATTCCACGGGATAGGATAGCCCCGGCGGTCGCGCGGCAATCGGGCGATGCGCGGCGGTTCCGTCATGGGGCCACCGCCACGCGCGCGATCATCATCTCGCACCGGGCGCAGCGGATAACGATTTCGCCCGTCGCTTTCTCGTAGGACGCCGCCACGGGAGCCTGCGGATGGCAGCGGCCATGGAAGTAAATGACGCTGTGATCGTGGTTGCAGTGCGGCGTAAAACATCCGGCGTCGTTCAGTTCCTTCTGGGTGAGGCTCATGGCTCCCCCAGGTACTCGAAGATCTTGAGGCGCGTGTGGGTGTCGTCGCAGATTTCTTCGAGGTCGGCCCCGCACCGCAGCGCCAGGAATTCGATATTCAGAGCCCCCGCGCGAAAATGCACGCAGAGATCGCCCACGTCGATCACCCACATGGTCGCCGCCACGTCCTTGCCGACCTTGTGCAGCAACACGATGGTGCGCGGTTGTAGCTCGCTCACGCGAAGCTCGCGGCCGACTTCGGACTGCGGTTCGATTTCCATTTCACTCCTCCCGTGCTGGCTCGATCTCGTAATGCCCGCCGCTGGCCAGCTCGATCCACGGCCCCCAGGGTATCCCGTCGATAGCTTCGCGCATGGCGATCATCATCGCCCCGTGCTGGGGATGGAAGCCCACCAGCGGCATGCTGCCGAAGGCAAAGGGCGGCAGATGGCCGAAAGCCACGGCAATAGAGCGCTGGTTGCCGGAAATTATTGTGACCGCGCCGAACGCCGCTTGCGAAGGGTTGCCGTGCGGGTAGACGCGAACGATTTGGCCTGCCGTGAGCGTCACACCTTCACCACAGCGGGTGGCCCACCCGGCGAGCCACTCGGGAGATTCCCGGCCATTACTTCGTGTTTGAACTGGCCGAAGTCTTCCGCCCAGGAGAGCAGATTAGAGAGCGGCTGGCCTTGGAACTTGCGCACGATGGGCGCGGCGTAGGTGATGACACCCGCTTTGTCCGTGTGCACCAGGACCGTGAATCTGGTGCAGCTAATCCAATGGCGGGTCAATCCGCACCTCCACTTTTTCCGTCACCAGGGCATGCGCCACCATGTCGGCAACATGCTGGTCCCAGGTAAGCTCCGGCTCACCGCGAGCCTTGCGCGCCTCGTAGAGATCGTGCAGGCGCGCTAATTGGTCTGCGGATACGATGGCGATCATATTCCCCTCTCCTCCACGAACGGCACGATGGTCAGGCGGTGTCCGTGGTGCTTGTGCTCATGCATGGCGCAGCCGGGCGCGTGAATCCAGTAAAACTCGTCGCAGCTCCGGCAGTAATCCTGCGCGGTCTGCCGGCCACAGTCGCGGCAGGCGCGGTGGAGCGTGGCGAGTTGGAGCAATTCTACGACCTGCCGATCATCCAGTAACGGCATCCTTTTCCTCTCCGAACATCTTCATCCGGCCACCGAAGCCCGTCTGCGGGAAAACCTCGCACTGGGCACGGCCATCCGGCCGACCGCGCTCCAAGGGCTGGCAATAAAGGCACACCTTCTCGGGTGTCTGGACAAGCACCGTCAGGACATCGTGAACAGAGAGTATGCCTTCCGCGACGGCCTCGTGCTGGCGATCGTGGCCCCCGTTGAGTACCTCGGCCTTCTGCGCCGGGGTGAGTTGGTCGAACTTCTCGGTGGGGTTGAATTGGTTCGTCACGCTGGCAAAGATCAGAGCATCGGGCGGGATCAAATTCACGCACGTCCGCAGCAGGCCGAAGCCGATATCTTTAGTCCTGCCGCTGTTGAGCCAGTCCTCGCCCAGCCTCTCCAGGATCAGTGCCTCGATTTTCGTCATACGGAACAGCCGCCGCTCATCTGCTTCGTTGTACGAGGCCAGGAGAAAATTAAACGTGCCGCGCTCTAAATCGCGCTTGGCTATATTGCAGGCCTGCGCCCCCAGGCCTTCGAGTTGTGCGTCGGTCATTACTGCACTCCTCCCGGATGCAAGATCCGCCGGACGGCTTCCTGGATTTCGAGCCTTGCCTCGACATCACTGAAGCTGTCGAACTCGACGACGGCGTCGGCAATATTTCGCAGCTTCAGCGGCACGAGAAAAGAGCCCCGCTTGACCAGCAGTAGGAGCGGCTTGTCGAGCAACAGAGACGCTCCTACTTCGAGACACAGCTTGACGTCCGGGCCACCTTCGATAATGGCCATCGCAAACCGCGACCCCTTCAGCTTTGGGAAGAGGTCGCGATCCGCCGACTCCTGGAGATCGCGGAAGAAATCCGCGACCTCCTCTTCGCTGGGCTTGCCCTTCATGACGCCTTGGCCTCCAGTACGTGCACGCGCCGCTTGGGCGATGCCAGACCGTAGGCCGTGGGATCGAAGTAAGCCGTGAGCGGCAGAGCGGGATTCTTGCGCAAGATGTCCGTCGCCTCAAACTCATAAACGGCATCTTTGCCCTTGCGCGTGATGTGAAAGCCGCGCCCTGGCTTGTAGGCGCACCAGCCTTGCATCAGCATCGAGCGAAAGGGACGCTGGTCCCATTTCTGGGCCTCCGGGATCGTCATGTAAGAGTCGATGCCGTTGTCGAACAATGCTCGCAGCATCGGGTATTGATGGTTCGATAGTCTTATCAAGCTGATTTCTCCATAAGCAATGCGGGCGAGTTCACAGCGGCCCGTTCTGCCTTCTTCCGTTGTCGTTCTGCTTTACTCCGGCCCGCTCTCATGGCGCTGAGCCACTTCTCTCTTTCTTCGGGGCTCTTCTTTTTCCAGGCTCGCTTCTTCGCCTTTACCAACTTCTTGCGCCACTCTTCGTGATCGGGATGAGCCTTGCTCGCTGGACTCTTTACTGTCTCTGCGGCCTTGGCTGCTTTCTTCTCTTCGCGGACCTTAAAGCGCCGCCGCATTTCGACTTTTCGTTCCTCGGCGGTCATACCCGCCCAGCCATTACGTCCGGCGACAACATGCCTGCGTGCGAGCTTGCGTTCTGCCACCGTTTCGCCGCCGTCTTGCATGTGAGCCAATAAGTTCTGCATTTCTTCGACTACAGTCTGCATCCGCTCTAGCATGTACTTCATGCCGGGCAGTAGTGCAGCCATGCCCATCTGCGCGTATATCGTAGTTTCGTCGTTTTTCTTCATTCGCGTTCTTCGTCCTTTGTTGTGTGACGGCTTATATGAAACCTACCGCCTTTCTTTCTGGCTTCATATTATATTGCTACGATACTGCTGCAGTAGTGGAAATACTAGTCCTGGAGCGTCGGGGTCGGGGTCGAACCGCCCTCTCCGGTGCGGTTTAGCACCGTTGTTTCAGCCGGAATACTACCGACGCGCTTTCCGCGAGCCATCGCGGCTCCTACTTGTCTGATCTCAGAGTAGGGAATCACTGGTACCGTTAGCCTTGCCCGGGCCTCCGGTTGGGTGAAATAGATGTATCGCAATTGAAATCCTTCGAGCGGCTTGAAGCCCAGCGCTTTGTAATGGCTCATGTCCGCACCGCCCTTGTAGGCCGTGCGCGCGGCCGTAGCTTGGATCTTCTTCATGCTGGTGCGCTCGCCGATGTTCGAGATGACGGTGCCGTCCGGTCCTCCCCACAGCGTCGTGTTGCGCTTGATGCGGGTCAGTAAGAAGCCCGCCGCCCGGTAGATCGTCCCATCGCCGCACTGAGTAGCATCGGCGAAAGAGACAATCCACTCTACTTGCTGGTATTGGCGGCGAATCAGCCGGAGCGCCACTCCCAGCGCGCGGCTCTCGGAATTGCGCGGCAGGTTGTCGCTGAAAGCCAGCCGGTTCAACTCCAGGAAACCATTCCACGGAGTAGCTTCGACTAGACCGAGTAGCTTGCGGCGGTCGAGCGAAGGTCCGAACTGCATAGCCCCTTCGAGCCGGGTGCCGAGAAATACGCCGAGGTGTAGCTGCGAATTTACTACTACCTTGTGCGAGTAATGCAGCTTGCGGATCACGGCGTCGGCATCGCGGCGCGAGATCGGCGACACACGGAGATCCTTGGCGGTGAGTAGATCAGACACTATGCCGCTCCGTGATCGAATAGTAGACCACATTCTCGACCTCGTAGAGATAGCGCAGGTCGAGCTTCACCGCCGGTTTCCGCCAGCAGGGCCGCACGGAAATACTGACCCAGTACGGCGGGCCAGTGGTGCCATCCGCACGCAGCCCCGGCTGCACTTCAAAGCGGGCCTCTAATTCCATGATTTGAGCGCGCACGATCAGCCCACCTCGTAGGGCTCGCCATCCGGGCCGAAATAGCCAGTCGCTTCGAGCAGCGTTACCAAGTCCCGGATAATCTCGCCGAACGTGCCCGGCCCATGATTGAGTGTCCAACAGAGCACCGCTGCGGCGATTGTCAGCTCTTTCCGGTCTGGGTAATCGTCGGGACACAGCGCCTTGTCGTTCAGGAAGGTTTGTAGCGTATCGTGCGCTCTCTGAATTTCCATCTGGTGCCGCATTCGTGGAAAGTTCATGGGGTCTCTTTCTCCTGCAAGTAGGTTTCGCAAATTCGCGCCAGGGCATTGCCGTTGGCATTGTCGTTCTGGGTCGGGCCGAATGCACCGCGCGCCTTGGCGGCGGTAACCGCGGCTTGCACGATCTTTACCTGCTCGTCGTGCAGCGTGAAGGTGATCTGCTGGTACGGCGCCCGGTCGCCCTCCGGCAGTTCTGGAAACGCGGCCTCGGCTACCTCGCGCATGAGCGCGTTCAATTCGCTGTCGTCGAAGCCGATCACGGGCAGGACGAAACCCGCATCACGTAACTCGAGCAACTCGACGCCGAGCAGCTCCTCGTTCCACCCGGCGTTCATCGCCAGCTTGTTGTCGGCCAGCACGTAGGCCCGCTTCTTCGCTTCGGACCAGCCATGCGCCACCATCACCGGGGCTTCCTCGTAGCCGTTGATCTCGCCGGCCTGCACTCTCGCGTGGCCCGCGATGATGGTCCCAGTCTCATCCGCCAGGACTGGGATAGTCCATCCCCATTCCCGCATCGACGCCGCGATCTGCCGGATTTGTTCCGGTGTGTGCGTGCGGGCGTTGCGCGCGTAGGGGATCAGCCGCGAGAGCGGCCAGCGTTCCACGTGATCGGCGGGCCAGGGCGCGTTTACGTCATCCATCTCGTCTACCTCCCGGAACATGCGGGCTGCGGTTCGTCTTCAAAACATCCATTCAGCAAGGTCAATAGCAGGCCCCAGCTACGTATCGTGCTCAATCGGCCTCGCTTCCAGAACGACACCAGGGTCTCGTGTATCACGTCGCCGGGAGCCCCGCGCGCCGCATCGATCACCCGCCGCACCAGGTCTTCGTCGGGAGGCCGCATGTGGATCTCCCGGGCCAATTCCTGGAGGGACTGACGCACGATCGAGACCGTATGCTCATCCCGGTTTGCGCTTGCCGGTGGCTTCGGTTGTACGGCGGCGGCGGCGTCTGAAGCGCATTCCTTCGCCGCCGGTTCAATTACGTAAGATTCATATAAAGGATACGGAGCGCCCGAGGGGCAACTTTTGCCCCTTCGGAGGGGCCGATCTTGCCCCTGGGAGGGGCAATCCTTTGCCCCTGGGAACTTGTAGTGATTGCCGTGCTGGGTGCGCTTGACCTCGATCAGCCCTGCCCTTTTCAGTTCCGCCAATCGGTACTTGACCGTTCGCTTGCAGATGCCGAGTTCCGCCGCCAGGGTAGTCTCCCGAGGATTACACTGCCCCGTTCTTCCGTTGCGGTGGTCCACCAGTTGCGCCAGTAGTAACTTTGCCGTCACCGAAATCCGCTTGTCAGCGGCTAACTCCTTGGCTACAATCAAAAAAGAGTTTCGTGTCATTACGATTCCTTTTTCTGGGGGACTCTGTGGTACGGGACGAACTGTGATTGCAGGGGCACGCTTTCGGGGCGTGCCCCTTTCGCTTTTAGGGCGAGCGTTCGTGCTTCGCGAGGAAATCGCAAAGCTGGTCGACGGTCTCGACCACCACGATTGGGAGCCGGTACCTCAGCTCAATCGAAGCGTTCATGACCTTCTGGTCGTCGGATAGCGTGCCGCCAGGGCGTTTTACTTCGAGCAGAAACCCACGGTGGGTCTCGTGCATACAGGCGTAATCGGGCGTGCCCTTGGGCGCACCGCGGATCTTGCGCCGCCCGTCGAGCGACTCGAAAACGCCGCAATGCTGGCGGATCACGTAGTAGCTGTGCAGGTGGAGGATCGTGATGCACCCGGCCTCGATGTCGTTCTCCGAAGGCTTCGGGGCCGTGAGTCTGAAAGCGCGGCTCATACCCTGCTAGCCTTCGGCGGTCTGGTGGCGAGCGCCGCCGCCATTAGGCCGCGCAACTGCGCCGCTGCCTCACGATCTCCCTCGTCGGCACGGCGGGCCAACTCTTGCAACGCCGGTAACTCGGCCTCTTTGGTCCGCTGGCGCAGGACGCGATAACAGGCGTACTCGAACATCGTCATGGTTCGACCAGCACCTCCTGGGCGTCCATGTCGTAGACTTTGCCGGCCGCGTCGGCCAGTAACAGGAAAGGCGGGCTGGGGTGCTGGTCCCTGCCGATGCGCGAGTATTCGCCGCGCACCATGAGCACGCGGGCCACGCCAGGGGAGTGGTCGAAGATCGCGCGGACGTGGTTGAAGGTGTAGTCTTTCGGGCCGCTTGTGCCCGATACGATCTCGTGGACCTTGCCGCGCTCCCAGATGCGGATGATGTTTACCCGGAAGCCGACCGTCGGGTCTGCCGCGTACGCCACCCTCATGGGTTTCTCCGGCAGCGGCTCCGCATAAAACCAGCGTGCATGAGATCCGCCTTTACCCCTGGCTTGGCCGGAGATGGCCCGCTAGCGCCCCGTAGGAGCCGCGCGGCGGCTTCCGTATAGCGCAGGGGCTCTAGAGGGCGGCAGCGGCTCCCAGCGGCTCCCAGCGGCTTTATACGGCGCGCAGGCCGCGACGAAAAAGCCCCGCTGTTTCCAGCGGGGCAGAGGGCGACTTTGCGCGGGCGCGTCAAGCTACCCGCTTTCTGATGGGGATCAGTAAATAACTGTCAGCATCGGCTTGCTGCGATTGACAGTTATTTGCTACCTGGATCGGGATGGCTACCTGGATTTCCACGGTCTGCTCCCGGTAATCGTAGGTGATCCGCCGCACGAATTGCCGGAGGATCTGTTGCCGCTGGGCGCGGTCCTTGGTGGCGAAGGCCTTGCGCGCCGCCCGCATGATCGCTTCCGCGTCGATACTGGCGATGGCTGGCATCGTGGCGTCAATCTGCCGCTGGACTTGAGCGCGCTGTGCCACGATCTCTTTGATCTCCTGCGCGTAGAATCTCACGGTTTCCTCGTCCTCTTTGGCGTGAAGCTGTTCGCGCCGCGCCTTGAATTCGAGCCGCCGCAACTCTTCCGAACGTGCGATTAGGCTATCACGCTTGGCTTGGGAGGAGGAAGCCTTTTGCAGTTTCGCAATGGCCGCTTCGAGCAAGGGCCGCTGCGTCAGGATTTCTTCCACTGTGCCGTAGATTACGGGCTCGATCAGATCGGCCCGCACGCTCAGCGCCGGGCACAAACAAGCGCCGGTCTCCCGGGAACGATTCGAGCAGGCGTACCGCACGCCCTTTGTGGAGCTACCGACGTAAGGTCGGCCACAGAGAGCGCAGAACAGCAGCCCCTTTAACTCATAGCGGTCGGATGGTCGCCCGCCCAAGGTATGGATATTCGCTTCCATCTTGGTCTGAATCCGCTCGAATAGCGGCCTGTCGAGGATCGCGGGCACCGGCACCATCTTCCATTCCGAAGGCGGCAAATGTCGTCTGCTCGATTTGGGCCGATGAACTTCTTTGGTAGAGCGCCGAATTTTGGGCTCCATCGCTTTTGTCTTGCCGTAGTGCCATTCCCCGATATAGCTTCGATCCTTGAGCATTTCGTTAATGCTGGTCGGGTTCCAATTTCCCTTGATGCCCTTCCGCGTGGCTCCCGGCGGCGGTACTCCGTCCGCTTTGAGCCGCCGCACAATAGCTCTCATGCTGAACGGCTCCCCGGCCTCGCCCTCATCATAGAGGCGGAAGATCTGCCGCACGATATTGGCTTCGGATTCGAGGATGCGCAAATTGTCCTCCCAGCGTTCATAGCCGTAAGACGCATGGGGGCAGATCACCTCGCCATCCTCGATCTTCTGCAACGAGCCCCAGCGGCTGCGCGTGCGGATCATGGCTTTCTCATATTCCGCCAGCGAGAGCTTGAGGTTCAGCATGAGCATGAAATTGGCGTCATCCCGCACCTTGCCGAGATCGCCGAAGATGACCGCCGCCCCCGTAGCCAGGATCTTCGCCACCATCTTGCGCCCGCCTATGACATCGCGCGCAAAGCGGTCGGTATTCAGGAATGTTACCGCCTGCACCTCGCCCGCCGCCGCCAGCGCCAGCCCCTTATTAATCGCGGGCCGATTCCAGTCATCGCCCTGGTAGCCGTCATCAAAAAGGATATAACGGTCTTCTGTGCCGTATCCCTCACGCTCGGCGATTTGTTTGAGCATGGGAACCTGTGCGTCAAGCGAATAGCCTTGCTTGGCGGCTTTCGGGTCCGATACGCGGGCTACGAGCGCACTAAGCGGCCGGGCTGGAACCATGTGGAGTCTCCTGGACATCTTCACTTGCGGCGTCCTCCCCGGCGGCTATCCGCAGGAGTAGCAGCAACCCTTGGTACAGGCGTTCTTCGGCCTCGGGGCCGTCCTCGCCCTTGATCGCCTTCACCGTAATAGGTTTCTCCATCGCGAATCCTCTCCAGCGTCGCTACCGCTGCCCGCGCGCGCGGCAGCGCCAGTTCCGCCATGATCCGCTGAGCCTCGGCGGCGTCGCCGGTTCCAGAGTTTCGATATTGGACCGCCCCATGTTCGTCCTTGTATGTGAGCCAAAATCGGTTGCCATGCCGCGACATGCTGCCGTGCCCCCAGGGAAGCGATAGCGGCCTGTTGTTTTCCTTCGTACTGTCTTTGTGTGATTGCATGTAGGCATATTACTATTTCTTCTTGGCGCACTGCTGGTGCGCCTTTCCTTGCCATGCCCTGCCTCGCCGCGCCGAGCCATGCCAGACCACGCCGCGCCTGCGTTGCCGTGCCTTGCCTCGCTGTGCCATCCCCAGCCCAGCCGTTCCGTGCCTGCGTCGCCTTGCCTCGCCGGGCCACGCCCCGCCTCACCGCGCCTGCGTAGCCTCGCCAACCCACCCCATGTGACGCCCCGCCTTCCCATGCCCGGCCTCGCCTGCCTCTACTGAATTTTGCGCACCGCCTCACCTGCCGCCGAGAACGCTGCCAGGGCGAGACTAATCATCTGTAACTTGTCCCCGTGATCTTTCGATTGGCTCGCCAGTTGGCGCAAGTTCTCCAATGCCCGCTTGGCTGAGTCAAACTTTTGCAGCAACAGGTCGAAAGCCAGTCGAAATTCATCTGGCGACTCAAGCAGGATCTCTGCCGGGACATAATACGAAGACGCGCGCGACGGCTGACTCTGCTGGATGGAGTAGTAAGCTGGCGTGCGCTTCTCGTTGATCACTACCGTTACTTCGCGGATCAGCTCGCGAGCCTCCCAGAGCCGGTGTTGTTCTGCGGCAACCGCGTCATCCCATGTGAAACAGGGATGCAGAGCCGCCGTCTCGGGCCGCGACGCGGCAACTACGTCGGGTGGACGTAGCTTGCCTTCATTCGCGGCGCGAATATCTTCCAAAGTCTCGTGAACGATTTGCGGATCGACCTTTCGATTTCTTTTCATATCGGCCTCCTTTCGAGAGAAAACCTTGCCTGCGCTGCCTTGCCAAACCTGGACTTGCCGTGCCGCACTCTGCCATGCCTAGCCGGGCCTGCGTTGCCTTGACTTTCCCCGCCAAGCCCAGCCATGCACTGCCCCGTC